TGAACTCTTTCATCCTATGCCCGATGAGTTAGTTAAGCAAAATAAGATCTCACTCCTGGGCAAAGATAGAGAAGATCACTTTGTCGCACTCTGGGTGAATAGAAATGCAAAGAGAAAGCGCCCGAATGATGCACTGCTCGCTTGGAAGATATTCTTAGATAATCTCGAGAGAGATTACGGTCATCGAAAAGCTACACTCATTATGCACACTGAGCCTACTGATAGTGAGGGACCAAATCTATTTGAGACAAGTAAGGCATTAGGACTAGAATCCAGCGTCTTCTTTTCTCGAGACAGAATAGAGTTTGAGAAGATGAATGTGATCTACAATATCGTTGATGTCTGCTTCACACTGTCTTATGCAGAAGGATTTGGTTTATCGACGCTTGAATCGATGATGACAGGGACACCAATTGTCGCTGCAATGACAGGTGGATTAACAAGACAAGTTGTTGATCACCGTGATGGATCTCATAATGGAGTTGCACTTCCTATCGATCTAAAGACACTTGTCGGCAGTCAAGGTGTTCCTTACATCTACGAAGATTATGTCAGTAATGAAGCAGTCGCTGCAGGTCTAAGAAAGATACACGACTTGACACCTGACGAGAAGAAAGATCTAAGAAAGAAAGTGTATGATTACGCACGAACTGAGTTCGCTCTCAGCAAGACAGTCGATTTGTGGCACGAGAGCATGCTAAGCGCGATCAAAGAGTTTAAAGATCACAAAACTTGGAATAAATTTACTTACTGAGGAATAAATGAAGAATGTTCTCTTGCGAGCACCTCTCCTGACCAACAGCGGATATGGTGTTCATTCAAGACAGATTTTTGAGTGGCTTCTAACCAGAAAAGATTTTAATGTCACTACTCAGACACTCAAGTGGGGATTGACACCTTGGCTCATCAATCCTCAAGACGAAGAAGGCCTTGTTGGTAAGATCATGCAGAGAGCCAAGAATATTGATAATCAAAAGTTTGATATCACTTTCCAAGTTCAGTTGCCTGATGAGTGGGACGAGAACTTAGGTTTTGTGAATGTGGGTGTGACAGCGCTAGTCGAGACTGACAAGTGTAATCCTGCCTGGTTTGACAAGTTTAGAAAGATGGATCATGTCATTGTTCCTTCAAGATTTACAAAGAAAGTCATAACCGATACATTTGGAACTATCTTTGACAGTAAGGTTCATGTCGTCCCCGAGTGGTTCAATCCACTGCTTGAAGAGGGAGTCAATCTCAAGAGTCGAGACGCAAGATTTGACTTTGACACTGACTTTAACTTGCTCACAATTGGAACTTTAACTTCTACTGATCTCAATTCAGATCGAAAGAATCTGATAAATACTCTTGGATGGGCTATTGAGGCCCTTGATGGAATCAGGGGAACAGGTATCGTAGTCAAGACATCTTTTGGAAGAGGCTCAGTTCAGGATAGAGAGATAACAAGAAGTGTGATCGATCAGGTAAAGAAAGCATTTAGAAAGTCAGATTTCCCTAAGATTCACTTGCTGCATGGAAACATGAAAAATGAAGAAGTGGCAGCAATTTATCAATCAAATAAGATCAAGGGATACATCTCAGCAACACGAGGCGAAGGATACGGTTTGCCTCTGATCGAGGCATCAGCATCTGGGATCCCTGTGATCGCGACTAACTGGTCAGGTCATCTTGACTTCTTAGAAGATAGCTTTTTAAAAGTCGATCACACTCTGCAACCTATTCCAGAAAATAGAATTGACAATAGAATATTCGTTTCGGGCACAAAGTGGGCTTATCCTCAAAAGGAATCATTTATTCAGAGTATTAACGATCTAAGAGAAAATCTTAAGAAACACCAAGAAGTTGCACAAAAGCACAAGAAACATGTGAGACATAACTTTTCGAGAGAAAAAATTTGTAAAAAATATGATAAGTTCTTGAAGGAGTGTTTTAATCTATGACTCTGTTCGAAATACTTACGATCTGCGTCGTTTTAACCCTTAGTGTCTCTCTGGTCTACGCGCTTTACAAACTTTTTAGGTTTTCTATGATATTGATTAAGTTAGAAGACACTATAGAAGAGTGTCTTGATATTTTAGATGAAAGATACAAGTCAATGTCAGAGATACTTGAAATACCTGTTTTTTTTGACTCGACTGAGGTAAGACGAGTTGTCAATGACATTAGAGCGTCAAGAGATTCGCTGGTTGTCGTCGCAAACAAACTTACTGAAAGCTATGGGAGACAAATTGAAATTAAGAAAGATGACGACAAAGCGCACAGCGCTTAAACCATACTTTGGTGTCGATGTTCACGACGCAATCATTGAGTATCAGAACACACTCTGTGAAATAGAAAAGCATGAGATTTACGAGTCACACATCAAGAGCGCATTCGAGAAGCTATCAGAAAATTTAATTTTCATCTATGGCTTCAGTAGAGATCAAGATCACTTTTATGTTCTTAAATCTGACTGTGTATCTTTCTTGTATGAGACACTTTACAAGTTTAACTCAGATAAGGGTAGCAAAGCCTTTTCCTATTTCAATGCCTGCGCAAAAAATCACTTACTTGCAAATGCTAAGAAAACGCAAAAGACAAAAATAAGAAATATTTCAATAGATGACTTTCAAACACTTTCTCCTTCAGAAAAAGATGCAATAGAAACTTTTAATTTTATTCCTTCGCAAGATGACGTCTTTATCAAAGAAGAAGATAAGAATATTCTAAGCGAAGTTTTAGGCAAGATTAAGTTAAAATCGCTTAATGAAAATGAAAAAATCTGCATAGATGCTGTGATTACTCTGTTTAAAAATATTGAAGAAGTTGAATTTTTAAACAAGAGAGCAGTTTTTGTGTATCTTAGAGAAATATCTGGCTTAAATGCTAAACAGTTAAGCTCTGCGTTATCAAGAATAAGAAGGTATTATAAAGATATCGCAAAATCAGATGATTATTTTATACTTTTTGGATGAAAATGAAAAAAAAAGAAAAGACGACCGAAGAGAAAATAAAAGATTTTTCTGATCTTTTAGATGAGCTCGAAAGCACCAAAGACAAAAAGAAATTGCTCTGGAAAGACGCATACAAGAATGCTTTAGATGACAGATCTTCAGCATCAATTCTTGTTGATGATCTCTTATTACAGATTCAGGGCAACATCAACAATCATGTCCAGTTAGGTTCTATTATCTCAAAATACTTAGAGCGAATGTCAAAGTCAAATGACCAGATTTTGCGTCTTGCTGAACTCATCGCAAAGGAAGAAGCTGGATCTGAGGAAATGACGTCAGATCAAATATTTGAGGAGATCAATAAGTGACAAGTTTTACTCGACGTGAAGTCTTAGGAAAAGCTCAACGAGCACCTGAGTCTACTGATATTTCTTTCAGCAGAGACAAGGCAGAAAGCATTGCAAGAATTTCTGCTCCTATGCAAGGATCATCAGCGTTCGAGCTTGTAATCGTAGAAGAAGTCATATCTAATCCTTATGATTATTTTAATAGACCGTGGCCAATAGAAGAAGATAAAATAGCAGGAAGGCCTCCGCTTACACTCGGTGATGTCTTATCTGAGAGAGTCAAAGAAGTAGATCCGGTCACACCCGGAAGCCCTTCGAAGAAGTTAAATAATCCGTGGCAGCTTGAAAATCCTGTCATGGTTGATTTTGCACCGCCGAACTCAATCAAAGGATTTAGAAAGAGTAGTCAAAGCTCTGGAGGCGCTTCTAAGTCAATTATTTGTTTTCCATTTTTCTCATCACATCTATCACTTCCTGTAAAACCCGGAGAAACTGTCTGGGTCATGAAATTTAATGATGAGACTTACTACTGGATGTGCAGACAAGCATCTTATAGACAGATCGAAGATGTGAATTACACATTCAGTCCCAGAGAACAAAATGTTAGAAAAAATCTAAGAGATACAAAAGATCAGAGTATCTTTGCGGGTTTTAACTCTGAAGTAAGTAGCACAGGAAATGTTGACTACGAGGAAGTAGTTAAAAAATCTATTGCTTACAAAGAAGAATTCACAGGGGAACCGGTTCCAAGGCTTTCAAAAGATTGTTCAGATTTTCTCATTCAGGGTTCCAATAACTCTCATATCTATCTTGGAAAAGAAAAATTCGAAGATCCATCGTCTGTCGCAATTTCACCAGAAACTTTTACAAATTCTCAAGTAGAGAGTGAGACTGATCCTCTTTTAAATAGAAAGCCACTGTCACCTGCAATTGATCTCTGTGTGCTTAGAAAAGCAAATGAGCTATTTGATCTTAAAAGTGCTGCAGAGAGTCATGAACTTACTAACGAAAATCTAACAGTTGAAGTAGAAGGTTTAAGTGCTATTGCAGGTTTTAGAAAAAATAATAAGTTTAGATACTACGAGAACGAAAAAGCGAGAGATCTCCTCGGTAAATCCAATTTTGAAAATGAACTTTTAGATAATGATGTTCTTAACTGTATTGCAAGAATATACATGTCAAATTCAAAAACAATTGATGATCTTCTTGGGCTTGAAGATTTTGCAGGTGAAGCAACAGCTTCACCTTCTGGTGCTCTAAGAGAAGGTGATTATGGAGCCATGGTCGCTTTTGGAACAAACGCGCGAGTAGCGGGCAGAGAAACTGTTAAGATCGGTAATCTTTTAGGTGACAGTGGAATTTATTTTTCTCCCGCAGGTGACATAATCATATTTGCAAACAGAGTAGGAGGAGCAAAAATCGTTCTCCAGGCAACAGGCGACATTAAGATCGTCCCAGGCCCTGCAGGTGTGATTAAGCTCGGTTCTGATGAGCCACAAGGTGGAATTGCTGCGACAGAAACTGCGACTTCTGCACTCGGCGCAGTTGAAGGAACTCCTATCTTTACAACAGCTGGTGGTATCATCGGAATAAAAGGTGGCTTTGGAACTTTTGGAAAGAAAGTATTGATAGACATCTAAGGAATCACTATGCCTGTTGTAGGAACTTTATCAAATTTTGGTGACGAAGAAGGTTGGAGAAAGCTCTATCAACAAGAAGTTATTAAAATTTTAGAAACCGGCGGAACTGATATCGCTGGAATACCTATTCCCATAACAGTTCCTCAGCCAGAGTTAGCTGCGCAACAATCAGAAGCCACACAGGCAAGCATTGCTGAGGGTAATAATCTTAAGACGATGGAGGATGGATTTTATAAAGTTATAGAATCTATTGACACGACCCTTCCTCCTGGACCCACATCAGGCTTTCAAGATCCAACTTTTGCTTTAGAAATACAGCCAATAATCAATTTGCTTCTTGACATTGGGATTCCAGATCCAATTACTTGGATCATTGATCACTTGAAACAGTTTCTTGAGATTCCTAAAGAAGCTGTTGAAGGGCTTTCAAAGTGTGAAAATCAAGCGTTTGCTGAAGAACTAAATAAGATCGATCCCACAATAGAAGTAGATTCCACAGTTCAAAAGCTAAGTTCAGTGTGCGGATTTGACTTTAGCTTACCTACAATTGAACTACCCCCACAGATTGATTTTCCTGATTTAAATTTTGATTTTGCGCTCGATCTGAATGTTGATTGGCCTTCTTTTGACCCGTTTTTAGATCTTAATTTTAATCTACCTACTCTCAATTGGTTTCCGATTCAGATAATGTTGGGTATCGTTCAAGCGCTTATTGACTTGATCAAAAGAATCGGAGAGTTGATCTTACAACTACTTGAAGGATTGTTGGCATTTTTAAAATCTTTAATTGAGTTTGTCTTGAATATCATTCTCGAAGTGATCGCTTTCTTTTTAGAAATTTTCGGTCAAGCAATACTGTTTATTGCAGAAGTTATCGCTTTCATTAAGCTCTCGATTGCTGCTTTCTTAACAGCTTTTGTTGGTTTCTTGATCAATAAGGGAATAGTATCTTTTGCTGCAGGAGGGCTTTTAGGAATCGGCACATGAGACTTTAACTGACTTTATTCGACAATATTTTTTATTGAAGGATATTTATTGATAAACAGGATTTGAAAGTGGCGTCATTTAACTTTAAAAGCTCTGGAAATAGAGTCAGTGATCGTGAGATCACACCTAAAAATACTGTCAAGCAGAGAGACATTGGTATCAAGACGCCTCTATCAAATTATCAAGGCAGACAAATATTTGATATGCACAATGAACCTGCTGCACAAGTTAAAGACAATCTAAAAAATCTAATTTTAACAAATGCTGGAGAAAGACTTGGCCTCTATGATTTTGGCGCCGATTTGAGTGCTCTGCTTTTTGATCTCACAAGCAACGCTTCAGTAGAAACAGAGTTCGTAGATAGAATCAATACAGCAGTTCAAAAATATATGCCCGGCATAGAAGTCGAAGAAGTCGAAGAAGTCGAGTTAGATAAGAATGAAAAGAAACTTGCAAACGAGTCAGGTGTAGCTAAAGTTAGATTGAGAATAAAATTTAGTATTCCGAATGCAAGAATAGGTAATCAAGCAATTGAAGTGACGCTTCAGGCTGGGGGTTGATTAAATGCCAAGAAATATCAAAAAAGAAGTTCAATTACAAAAAGATATATCCTACACCAGCAGAGACTTTACAAGTCTTAGAAACGATCTTAAGAGATTTGTAGGACAGTATTACAGAGATGCAATCTTAGATGTATCTGATGCTTCTCTTGCAGGAATGCTTATTGATGTCGCGGCATATGTTGGAGATGTCACATCTTACTACTTAGATCATCAATTTAATGAAAATTCTCTCGAAAAAGCTGTTGAAACGAGAAATATTGAGCGACTCGTCAGAGAAGCTGGTGTTAAAATAGCAGGAAAATCACCGGCATCTGGTTTTATTAACATAAGCTTAGTGATTCCTTCTATACAGATAGACGGTGAGTATGTTCCTGACAAAGATAAAATACCAAAAGTTTTAGCAGAATCAATTTTTACATCAACAAGAGGGATTAACTTTTACTTAACTGATGATTTGGATTTTGCAGAAGAAGATACATCTGGAAATCTAATAGCTAAAATCTCGATCAATCAAACTGTGAATGGTGTTCCTGTTAATTTTTTACTCACAAGAGAAGGATTTGTCGTAAGTTCTCGTCTAAGAACACAGACAGTCAATATACCAGACAGTTTTGTTCCTTTTAGAACAGTGACGGTTGAAGACGCAAATGCAACAGAAATTGTAAGAGTCTTTGATTCTGATGGAGATGATTACTACGAAGTAGAATCTTTGACTCAAAGCACAATTTTTAAGAGAATGGTTAATAACCGCTCAGATCGTGATGTTGCAGATGAAAGAATACAACTCATACATGCTCCAAAAAGATTTGTCTCTTCAAGAACAACAGCTGGTGGCAATATCACAATTCTATTCGGTTCGGGTAAAGAAGACGTCTTTGATGAAGATGTAATACCTGACCCTTCTGAACACGCAATCAGGCTCTACGGCGATAAAAAGTCATTAGATAAAATCACAATTGATCCAAGCTCTTTTTTAGGAACTCAGACATTAGGTATTAGCCCTAAAAACACTACGCTGACTATCACTTATAGAAGCGGAGGAGGTCTTAATCACAATACTAATACTTCTGAAGTCACAAATGTCACAACATTGATCACACAGTTTCCAACAGGAATAGGCACAACTCAAGCCTCGTTAATCAGAGCGTCAGCTACTTGCAGCAACAGTGCTGTTTTAACCGGCGGCGAAGATGAACCTTCTATTGAAGAGTTAAGACAGATTGCACTTTTTAATAGAAACTCTCAAAATAGAATTGTTAGTAGAGAAGATTTGATAGCTCGTGTGTACTCACTACCCGCAAACTTTGGAAGAGTTTTTAGAGCAGCTGTCAGAGACAATCCAAACAACCCTCAGGCAGCTCAGCTTTATGTTCTTTCAAGAAACTCATCAGGAAATTTGATAATATCTTCTGACACACTTAAAGAAAATCTCTCTAAGTATCTAAGTAGATTTAGAATAGTTTCAGATGCAATTGATATTTTAGACGGGATAGTCGTAAATATAGGTTTAAAATACACAGTCACAATAGGACAAGATGCACAGTCTTCTGTCGTCATTGCTTCAATAAACGCCAAACTTACAGATTACTTTAGAATAGAAAACTTTCAGATCGATCAACCAGTCAAGATAGGTGAAATCGAAAATTTAATTTTAAATACTCAAGATGTCGAGGGAATCACATCACTTACATTTAATAATAACTCTGGAATAGTAGGCAATAATGCTTACTCAAACTTTAGATTCAATCCTAAAAGCAACATAGACAGAGGTTATTTATTCCCACCCGTGGGAGGAATGTTTGAAATCAAATATCCAAATAATGACATCGTCGGGAGGATTTCATAATGTATAGAATACTTTCTGCATCAAAAGACGCTTACATTACGAATAAGATTATAAACAATGCCTATCGAGCAACAGATGCAAACATAGGACAAGGCGGAACGCTCGATCTTTTCAAACTTTATGACGAGTCAACGCTCTCAGGCGACACAAATAAGCAAACAGAGCTCTCAAGACTCTTGCTAAAGTTTGATTTAGATACGATAGGTTCAATGCAATCT